TTACCAAGGACCAGCGGCAGATCGGCAAGGTGGCCGTGTTGGCGCTGGGCTTCGGCGGCGGCCCCGGCGCGTTCATGGCCATGGGCAAGGCCTACGGCATCCATCTGGACGACGACGATGTCGAGTTGATCGTCCGCCAGTGGCGCCGCACCAACCCTTGGGCCACCACCTTCTGGGCGGCGCTGGAGCGCGCCTACCGCACGGCCATGCGCCACAAGGGCGAGGTCGCGCGCGTCTCGAACAGCCCGCTCTCCTACTACTACGACGGGCTCCATTTGTGGTGCGCGCTGCCCAGCGGCCGGGTGCTATGCTACCCGCTGGCGCGCATGGAAGACGACGGGGAGGTATCTTATGCCAAAGCAGCTTGGAAGATGGCGGCAAATGCCGACGAGTGGCCGCGCGCCAAACTATGGCCAGGGCTGGCCTGCGAAAACGTGGTTCAGGCGACGGCTGCGTGCCTTCTGCGGGACGCGCTGCGGCGGATTGACGCAATACCTGATATGGTGGTCGTCGCGCACGTCCACGACGAGATCGTGGTGGAGGCGGTAGACAGGGATGCGGCGCTGGAGCGGCTGCTTGATGTAATGTCGTCTCCCCCAGCATGGGCAAAGGGTCTGCCGCTCGCGGCGGAAGGCAGGACAGCGGAAAGGTTCGGCAAGTGACAGATTTCGTGGACTACATCGCCAGCATGACGGCGGAAGGTGAGACGGCCCTGATCGGGCTCCAGAAGCCCCTCAAGGGCAAGGAAGGCAAGTACGCCTTCATCGCGCAGCGGCCCGAGGAGGCCCGCGCCGAGGGCAAAGCTTGGTACATGAACACCGGCTGTTTCATCGAGGACAAGTTTAAGGACGGCAAGGTACAGGCGTCCATCAGCAAGGTCAGCGGCGTGCTGTGCATGATGCTGGACGACATTGGCACCAAGGCCAAGACGCCGCCGGTAGAGCCGACGTGGATCATCGAGACATCGCCCGACAATTACCAGTGGGGCTACGTTTTCGACTTCGACCACCAGCCCCACAAGGCTGACTTCGTGGCCGCGCTGTTGGCCATCGCCGACGCCGGCTACACCGACCCAGGTGCTGGCAACCCGGTGCGCTGGTTCAGGATACCGGGCAGCGTCAACCTGAAGCCCGAGCGCAACGGCTTCGTGTCCCGGCTGGTCGAGTTCGAGCCCAAGCGCCAGTTCACCCTCGACCAGATCATCAAGGGCTTCGGCGTGACGCCCGGCGAGGCCCGGCTGGCCGATCACGTCACACTCAAGGACGACGGGCAGGACGACGTGATGGCGTGGCTCGAAGAGCGCGGCGAGGTCCACGGCCACGTCTCGGCCGAGGGCTGGGTCGAGGTGACGTGCCCCAACCATAAGGACCACACGTCGCCCGGCGTGACAGCCGGCTATCTCCCGGCCACGCGCGCGTTCAAGTGCTTGCACGGGCATTGCGTCGGGCTGACCTCGCGCGTTTACCTCGACTGGGTGGCCGCGCATGGCGGCCCTCGGCACTGCCCTGGTCCGCGCGCCGAGTTGATTGCAGGCGCCTACGCCAAGGCGCTGTCCAAGCTGCCGCCCACCGGGCCGCTGGTGGAGGCCGCCGAGGCCTCGCTGGCCACTGAGCGGCACAAGGAGATCCAGCGATCCGAGCGTGCCGAGTGGTTCACCCGCTACGCTTGGTTGGCCGACCGGAACAATTCCTTCTACGACCTTGAGGCGCGCGACATCGTCTACCGGCACGTCTTCGACAGCATGTACGCTCACATCCCATGCCGCGATGTCGAGACGGGGCGCAAGTGTGCGGCGTCGAACTGGTACGATCAGAACCGCGAGGCGGCCGACAGCATCACGCTGGCGGGCCTGACCTACGCGGCGGGCGAGGGCAAGCTGGTATGGCGTAACGGCCGCATCTACGGCAACCTCTGGATCGACCGGCGCCCTGACGTGTCGAGCATCGTGGAGCCGGACGTTGATGTCTGGCTTGAGCACGTCGAGCGCATGATCCCCGACGCGGCGCAGCGCGAGCATGTCCTGAACGTAATGGCCAGCCGGGTGCAGCGCCCGGCGGTTAAAGTCAATCATGCCATTTTGCACGGTGGCCTTGAGGGCAGCGGCAAGGATGCCATGTGGAAGCCGTTTTTCTGGGCTATTTCGGGTGACACAGGCCAGAATAGGGCCGAGTACAAGCACGACGAGGGCAGCACCAAGAAGTGGGGCTACGCCTACGAGAGCGAGGTCTTGGTCCTCAACGAGTTGCGCGAGAGCGACACGGCGGCGCGGCGCGCCATGGCCAACCGGCTGAAGCCCCTCATCGCCGCGCCGCCGGACTTCCTTGAGGTCGAGAAGAAGGGCCGCGACCCGTACGAGGTGGCCAACCGGCTGTTCGTTATGGCGTTCACCAATCACACCATCCCCATCTCGATCAGCGGCCAAGACCGCCGTTGGTTCTGCGTCTGGTCGGACGCCCCGCGCATGACCGAACAGGAGGCCGGGCGCCTGTGGGGCTGGTACGCCAAGGGCGGCCTGCAACAGGTAGCGGCGTGGCTGCACCAGCGCGACCTGTCGGGCTTCATCCCCACGGCGATACCTGGCGCTACCGACTGGAAGAGCGCCATGGTCGAGGACAGCATGTCGGCCATCGAGGGCTCTGTGATGGAGTTGATCAAGGCGCGCAGCAGCGTGTTCCAGGCTGGCTTCCTCGCGGCGCCGCTGCACAAGACGTGCGACCTTTTAGGCGCCCAGCTTAACAAGCCGGTGCATCCGCAGGCGCTGGCGCACGCGCTGCAGGAGAGCGGGTGGACCGAGCACAAACGCCTCGTCGCCGCCGGGTTCCCGACATCCAAGCGCGTCTGGGTGTCGCCCGACTGTACCCTGAGCAAGAGCGAGATCAGGCGCCAACTTGACCCCGGTGCCTGACAGGCTCTAGGCTGTGGCTATGGACCCCCTGAGCGCCATAGCCGGCTTGGCCGACACCCTCATCAACAAGATCTGGCCAGATCCTGCTGCGAGGGCGTCGGCCGAGGCCCAGCTTATCAAGGCTCAGATGGACGCGGCGCTTGCCAGCGTCCAGCAGCAGATCGACATCAACAAGATAGAAGCCGCCAGCCCCAACGTATGGACCTCTGGCTGGCGCCCTGGCATCGGTTGGGCGTGCGGCGCGGCCTTCGCCCTGCACTTCGTGGTGCTGCCCGTGCTGAACTGGATCATCGGGCTGTTCGGGCACGCGCCCGTTGTGATCCCGTTCGACATGGACACGCTGTCTACCGTCCTCATGGGCATGTTGGGCCTCGGCGGCCTGCGCACCTTCGAGAAGGTGCGCGGCATCGCCAGCTAGTCACCGTGTCTGTGAGTACTGCAAAGCCGGTTGCCCGGCCCCCAGGACTCAAACTTGACCCCGCATGTCATACACTTGCGCGTGTCGGTCGGGGGCTTGTAGGGCGCGGGCTTAGGGCTTGGCTGGTCCCCCGGCTTGCGCTGGGTCTTGCGCCAGCGGATGCTTAGGGCTTCTAGCTTATTCCTGATAGCGGGTTTGCTGCGTTTGGGCAGCAACAGGTACAGTTCATAGATGGACAGGGTGCCGCGCGCGTCTCGCAGCACCTTTATTTCAGCCGGTGACCATCCACCTTCTGGGTCGCGGCGGGTGGTCGGGCGCCGGTTCCACTCGATACCCATCCTGACACACCGCTTATAGATGCTGTCTTGGCGCCGGTTTGGTAACAGTTGCTGCAGTTGCACCAACGTCAACATGCCGTTAGCGCCCGTCAGGATCTGATCCTCTTCCGGCGTCCATAGATCTGTGCGCGGGCTAGGTGGCAGGCTACGCTTCCTCGGCATTCTGTTTCCTTTCATGTTCTGCCTGCAGCAGCCGGCTGTTGGCTGCGTTGGCTTTCTTGAGCGCCTTGCGCAGGCGCTCGATCTCGTCCAGCGCGCACGCGTGGTGCAGGCGCCAGCAGTCGTGGTTATGGGTCACCTAAGCCCTCCTGGATAAATCGTAATGCCCGCGCCCCCACGCCAAAGGGCCACGCAGGCATAATGTGGAACACGGTTGTCCTGGCATTCCCTCATGAACTCACTCTTTGCGTCGAGGTCTAGTAGGTACAGGGTCAGCAGCACCATGGCTGCGATTGTCATTTTTAACATTTCAAAAACTTTCGTTGCAAATTTAAACTGAACCGGATCGATGAGTTTGCCAAGAAAAATCTGGCGATTTTTTGGGTTTCTATGTTAGGCCCCAAGTTTCCTGATTTTCATAACTGACAATTTGTCAGTTTTCGAAACTGACAAATTGTCATAACTGACAACTTGTCAGTTTGGCCGCGCCAGCGGCCAGCCGGGGGCGGCCCTCGGCCAGCGGCCAGGGTCAGGCGGCCAGCCGGGGGCGGCCCTCGGCCGATACAGAAACGGCCGGGCTTGCGAGGCCCGGCCGCTTGCATGTTCATAGGTGGAGGCCCGGCTTAATCAGGCTCTACCTGGTAGGGCCGGCGCCAGCCTGGCGCGTCGTCGATAATTTTGAGCGCGATGTCGAGCGCGGCCGCATCGTAATCAGGTTCGATAGACCAGTACGACGTACGACGTAGCCACCTATCGCCGGCGCCTTGTCGGCACATATGCCAGGCATCGAACACCGGCTTAACGTCGGCCGCGCGCGCCAGCTTGTCGTCGTCGTCGCCGGCCATAATGTCGTCGCGAATAGCGGCCGCGCGCTCATTTGCGGCATCGATGCCGTCGCAAATGTGGCCATTGACGCGATAAAAATCACGTATCTCGGCATCGCGCGCGTCGTCGGCCATGATGGCCATGGCCGCTTCGATAGCGTCGGCCTCGCTGGCGATGATATCGCCAGCCGGATCTTTCACGGTATACAGCATGGTCAATTTCCCATGATGGCGCGCGCCAAGATGGCCAGCGCAATGATTGATGCCTGGAACGCGACAAAGACGGCCGCTTCGATGATAAACGGCCATACAGACGGCCGTTGCGGGGGCGGAATGTAAATCATGCTTCTAGATCCCTTCTCTTTTTATGCCGCCACCATGGCAGACAGAAGACAAGCCGGCTTGGCGCCGGCTTGTCATGCTGTCTGTCACTTGCGCATCGGCATAAGCAGATAACGCAAGCCAGGCGCGCTAATGCTGGTGATGAGGGCAGGGCTGTCAGGGCACACCATGGCCAGCGTGATGGTGGCGCCCTTGGGGAAAGCATCGGCCAAGGCGGCCAGGTACTTAGGCTGGAACGCAGTGGGCTCCCACCAGCTAGACGCTGCGTCTATCACCGGCAGGCTCAGGGTTGTGCTGGCGCCCATATCAGGGTTGGTGCTTACGCAAATGGTCTCGACAAGGGCGCGACCCTTGTCGCGCGGCACCAGGCGCGCCAAGGCCTTGCCATGGCCGGCCAGCGTTTCCATGCGCAGGATCAGCGTGTGCTTAGGCTCCTTAGACGGCAGGATGCGCTGCCAGTCAGGAAAGGTGCCCTCAACAACACGCGCGGCATAATGCACTGTGGGCGTGATGAGGCGCGTCCAAGTGCCGTTGCGTGGCGTGCTGTTGACGGTGATGGTGCGCGTGTTGCTGTCTTTGGCCATAAGGCTGGCCAGCATAAGCACGGCATGGTGCGGCAAGATGATATCTTCGGGCAGATCCAGCGCGCCATCGGCCAGCTTAAGAGCCGCCAGGCGATGGCCGTCGGTTGAAACGGCATGGCCATGCGCGGCGCCAAAATGTATGCCGCGCAGATAGTAGCGCGTTTCCTCGCCTGACATACAGGAGCCTACGGTAGCAAGCATGTTGCACCAGGCAGGCGCCGGCATGGTCATGGTGCCTTCCACGGTGTATTCGTGCTCAGGCAACCAATCACCGGCATCGCAGATAGGCGCCATGCCGCGCACCAGCGTGCCCACGTCGACACTGGGCGCGCCCTTCACCAGTGCGGCCAGCGTCTTATGCTCGACAATGGTGGGCGCCAGGTCAGCGGCGCCAGGCGCATCGCAATAGACGGTGATGTTCTGATCATACAGGTCAGTAGCCTGTATCGCTGCGATGCCATCGGTGATGGCGATGCGCACGCCGGCCAGCATCGGGATGGTGGCGCGCTTGGAAACAATGCGGCCGGTGATGGTGAGGGCTTTGGTGATATTCATGGCTTGATACCTTTCCTTGGTGGTGTTGGTTAGAGCGCAAGCCAAGCCGCGACGACATAGACGTCAAAGGCAAGGCAAGCGATGGTTCCGACGGCCGCAACAGCGGCCGCCAGCATGTCGTGATTGCGATGGTAGCGTTGAACGCGCGTCATGATCAAAACTCAATCTCAAAAAAGGGATCATCCACATAAGCCGTGTAGCTAGCCTGCATCTGCATCTCTTCCAGCGCATCGCGGAAATAAACGTTGCGCTCGCCGAGACGCGCGCGCACGTCGTCGTAATCGCGGCCGCGCTCGCCGGCGAAGTCTTCGGCCCATTCGTGCGCCATCTCGGCGATAGCGTTAAACGCGTTTGCGATATTTTCCATGATTTTTCTCCGTTGCGTGGCGCGTCGTGCGCCGATGAAGAGAAAGATAACAGGCTTGATGCAGATATCAAGCTTTATCTGTGCAAAAAGCGCACATAAATATGTGGGCGGCTTGCATACGGGAAAACGGCGCCGTTGCTAGGGTTTTTGGCCGTTTATGTAGATATGTATGATATTTCTTCTATTTTTAGAGTCTGATATATAGGTAGTATATGGGGAAGGGTATATAGCGTAATGGTAGCAGTCCCTAGGGCCGCCGCCGCCGCCCGTGATTACCGGCATCGACTTTTTTGGGGTACATAAATCTACATATCAACATATTTTACATATGCCCCTGGCCGCGCCGGCTGGCCGAGCGCGCGTCGGCCGCGCGCCATCGATGGCGGCCATCGACCATAAATCGACATACATACCTACATATCTGCATATGCCCCGCGCCAGCCGGCTGGCGATGCCAGGCGCGCCCATCGGCCGCCCTATTTTCCAGAATTGCCGTTATGCGTTCACGTTGCCTGTTATGCAGCGGCCGCGCTCGGGATCGAGCCCGGCCGCTGGCGCCCATCGGCCAGCCGGCTGGCGCTCGAGCCCGGCCGTCGGCGCCCATCGGCCAGCCGGCTGGCGCTCGGAATGGCCAGGCCGGGTCAGACTGGCGCGCTCGAGCCCGGCCAAGATGCCAGGCCGCAGACTGACAATTTGTCATATGACAATCTGTCACCTGACAGTTTGTCAGTTGACAATCTGTCACCTGACAATTTGTCAGTTTTGGACTGACAATTTGTCAGCTGACAAATTGTCAGGTCACCGGGGGGGCCAGGGCCTTGGCGAACGGCTGCGTCCCAGACCAGCTATCGTGAACAAATTTTTTCTTGAAACCAAAACAAATACACCCTACATACTATCCATCAACAACGAGGCCACCATGTACGACATTCTGAACTGCGCACTTCGCTACGACCCCTCCACCGGAGAGTTCTGGTGGCGCAACCCAGGCCGCAAGCGCCGGATGCACGAACCAGCAGGATCACTTACGGCCGCCGGGTTCGTGCTGATCAGCGTGGCCGGGTATCGTTTCCTCGGCCACCGCTTGGCCTGGATGCTGACGCACAAGGCGTGGCCCACGTCCAACCTCGAGCACATCAACGGCGACCGGACAGACAACCGGATTGCCAACCTCCGCGAGGTCACGCGCAGCACCATTGTGCGCGGCACGGGCCTGTGGGACAGCAACACGTCGGGCATCAAGGGCGTGGCGTACTACCCGTACCAGCGGGGCAGCAACAAGTGGCTGGCCACGGCCACCGTCAACGGCAAGCGCCAGCAGCAGTGGTGCGCCACGCAAGAGGACGCCGTTGCTGCCCGAGAATCCTTCGTGGTACGGTGACGCATGACGCTCTTTACGATCTCGCATGAGCCGCGCCCGATCAAGGCCACCGAGGCGCGCCTGACCGCGATCTACGACGCGGCCAAGCTGGGGCTCAAGGGTGACGCGCTGGCGCTCGCGGCGGGCCTCCTGCCGGTAGAGTACCGGCGCCTGTGTCAGTTCGACCCGGCGGCCGAGATGGCGGCGATGAAGGGCAAGGCCGACAACGAGGCTGAGATGGCCGCTGTCCTGCGGGACGCTGCGCTTGCGGGTGACGCCAAAATTGCGCTTGAGGTGCTCAAGCACCAGCACGCGTGGGTGGCCAAGCAGCAGATCAGCGTTGACGTGGAGCAGCGCATCAGCATCATTGGCGCGCTGGAGATGGCGCAGCAGCGGGTTATCGAGGGCGAATATGTACGAGATGCCGAATTACCTGGCGCGCTTGATGACGCCCCAGCAGTACCAGTCTTACCTCCCAACCACGCAGTCAAACGCGTTCGTGTCTCAAAACAGCCCAATTCGGGGAGCCTACCAGAGGTTCGCAAGCAACATGTCGCCTGAAGATGAGTTAGCGCTGTTTCAGGAGATGCGGGCGTACCAGACCCGGCGCAACCCGGTAGACCCGCTCAACTTCATCTACGGCAACGTCCGCCGCAACTCGACCGGACGCGGGCGTGACCCGGTGCCGCTGAACTACGACCTGTTCAGTCAGGCGCTGCCGCGCCGAGGCGCCCCCGTCCCAGACGCAGCCGCTCCCGCAGGCGACGGTATGCTCGGCGGCGTCGGGCGACTGGCGCGGTACGAGGCGTTCCGCAACCCGCGCCCTAACTTCAACCCGACTGGACGCTGATGCAGGCCCCTATCTATAGCGCCGACGATGAGATGATGCTGATGAGCCGGCTGTGGGCGCCGGCTCTCAAGGACGACCCGCTCAAGTTCGTGCTCTACACGTTCCCGTGGGGCCAAAAGGGCACGCCGCTGGAGTACTTCAGTGGCCCGCGCCGGTGGCAGCGCGAGGTGCTGCAGGATCTGGCCGACCACATCCGCAACAACAACGGCCAGATCGACTTCAACACGCTGCGGCTGGCGGTCAGTTCCGGTCGTGGTATCGGCAAGTCGGCGCTGGTCAGTTGGCTGGTGATCTGGATGCTGTCCACGCGCATTGGTGGGACCATCATCGTCAGCGCCAACAGCGAGGCCCAACTACGATCGGTCACTTGGGCCGAAATCACCAAGTGGCTGTCCATGTCCTTGAACAGCCACTGGTTCGAGGTATCGGCCACCCGTGTCATGCCTGCCAAATGGCTGACTGAGTTGGTCGAGCGCGACCTCAAGAAGGGCACGCGCTACTGGGGCGTCGAAGGCCGTCTGTGGTCCGCCGAGAACCCTGACAGTTATGCCGGCGTCCACAACATGGACGGCGTTATGCTGGTGTTCGACGAGGCCAGCGGCATACCGGACAGCATCTGGTCGGTGGCGGCCGGCTTCTTCACCGAGAACACGCCCAACCGCTTCTGGATGGCGTTCAGCAACCCCCGGCGCAACAGCGGATACTTCTACGAGTGCTTCAACTCCAAGAGGGAGTTCTGGCTCAACAAGATCGTGGACGCGCGCGAGGTCGAGGGCACCGACAAGGCCGTCTACCAGCAGATCATCGACGAGTACGGGCCAGAGTCGAGCCAGGCGCACGTCGAGGTCTACGGGCAGTTCCCGAATGCGTCGGACGACCAGTTCATTCCCAACATGCTGGTCGATGACGCCATGAAAAGACCCCGCGTGAAGGATTTGAGCGCGCCCATCATCCTCGGTGTGGACCCGGCACGGTTTGGAGCCGACGCTACCGTGCTGGCGGTGCGCCAAGGACGCGACATCATCAAGCTGATGAAGCACCGGGGCGACGACACCATGACCGTGGTGGGCCATGTTATCGAGGCAATCGAGGAATTTCGACCCGCCATGGTCGTCATCGACGAGGGCGGCGTCGGAGGCGGCGTCGTGGACCGGCTAAAAGAGCAGCGGTACGTCGTTCGAGGGGTCAATTTTGGCAATAAGGCCAAAAACCCCAAGATGTGGGGCAACAAACGCGCGGAAATGTGGGGAGCGATGCGCGAATGGCTGAAAACCGCGAGCATTCCCGAGGATCGATACCTGAAATCGGACCTTATCGGCCCCATGTCGAAGCCGGACAGCCGTGGCACCCTCTTCTTGGAGAGCAAGAAGGACATGAAGAGCCGAGGATTGGCCTCGCCCGACGCCGCCGACGCTATCGCGGTTACTTTCGCTTTCCCCGTAGCGCACAGAGAGCGCGTTGACAAGGCGCCAAGCCGCTCTTACTCTCAGTCGGGGATTTCCACATCTTGGATGGGGTCTTAAATGGCCGACAAGCCCATCGCCCGCACTACGAAGGGCAAAGGCGCGCACTATCAGCCCACGTCGCAAGGCGCGGGGATGACAGAGGCCGGTCGTAAGGCGTACAACGCCAAGAACAACGCTAACCTCAAGGCACCGGCGCCTAACCCCAAGACCAAGGCAGACGCGGGCCGCAAGGCGTCGTTTTGTGCTCGGATGTCGGGGATGCCGGGGCCGATGAAGGACAGCAAGGGCCAACCAACCCGCAAAGCGGCGTCTCTGAAACGGTGGAACTGCAAATGAAGCCCGGCCTGTACGCCAACATCAACGCCAAAAAGGACCGCATCGCGGCCGGATCTGGCGAGAAGATGCGCAAGCCCGGCGCCAAAGGGGCACCCACCGCGAAAGCGTTCAAAGAATCCGCCAAGACGGCGAAACCAAGGAAATCTTGAAATGTCGAACACCAAGCCGATTGGCGTTGCCTACACTGACCAGGACATCATTGGCGCGGATTACGTCTATTCCGCCGGCGAACTGGGCTACACGTCAGCCGCGCAGGGCACAGTTACGCAGGCGACCGACAAGTCCACCGGTGTGACGCTCAACCGCAGCATGGGCCGCGTCACCATGAACAACGCGGCGCTGGCGGGTAATACAGCGGTCAGTTTTACGCTGACCAACAGCCTGATCAGCGCCAAGGATGTGCTTGTGGTTAGCATCTCCAGCGGCGCTACGGCAGCGGCTTACGCAGCTTACGTCAGCAGCATGACTGCTGGCTCGGCGGTAATTTCGCTTCGCAACATGACGGGCGGTTCGCTGTCGGAAGCCGTAATCGTCAACTTCGCAGTCATCCACGGTCAGTAAAATGCCCTTGGTGAAATCGACCAGCAAGGATGCGTTCCGCAAGAACGTGAAGGCTGAGGTCGCGGCGGGCAAGCCGGTGAAGCAGGCAGTTGCGATTGCCTACTCCACCAAGCGCGGCGCGATGACGCCTAAGAAGGGCAAGTAATGGCTGCGAGCGACGTTGCATCAGCGGGTGTTGTGTCTGGCGGCGGTGACCGCAACGACATGCTCAACACCATGCGGAGCCGCTTCACGATGGCTATCTCCGCGTACTCGGAGAGCCGTGAGGATGAACTGGACGACCTCCGGTTCATGGCTGGAAGCCCCGACAACCAGTGGCAGTGGCCGGCTGACGTGCTGGCTACGCGCGGGTCTGTTCAGGGCCAGACGATCAACGCTCGCCCCTGCCTGACCATCAACAAGCTGCCGCAGCACGTTCGACAGGTCACGAACGAGCAGCGGCAGAACCGCCCCACCGGCAAGGTCATCCCTGCCGACGACAAGGGCGACGTCGAGGTCGCCGAGATCTTCAACGGCATGATCCGGCACATCGAGTACCTGTCGGACGCCGACGTGGCCTACGACACCGCGTGCGACAACCAGGTCACGTTCGGTGAGGGCTACATCCGCATCCTGACTGAGTACTGCTACGAGGACAGCTTTGACCAAGACTTGAAAATCGGCCGGGTGCGGAACGCTTTCAGCGTCTACATGGACCCCATGATCCAGGACCCCTGCGGGGCCGACGCGGAATGGTGCTTTGTCACCGAGGACATGCTGAAGGCGGATTACGAGCGCGAGTTTCCCGACGCCTCGCCTGTCTCGTCCATGCTCAGTCAGAGCGTAGGCGACGAGTCGATGGCGGCGTGGATCTCAGAAGACACGATCCGCATCGCCGAGTACTTCTACTACGAGCACAAGCCCGACACGCTCCACCTGTACCCCGACAACATCACGGCTTTCCAAGGCACACCCAAGGACAAGCAGCTTCGCGCCATGTTTGGCAAGCCCGTCCGCAGCCGCAACGTGGACCGCAAGCGGGTGATGTGGGTCAAGACTAACGGCTACGAGGTGCTGGAAGAGCGCGAGTGGGCGGGCAAGTGGATCCCCATCGTGCGCGTCGTCGGCAACGAGTTTGAGGTCGATGGCCGGCTGTACGTCTCTGGCTTGATCCGCAACGCCAAAGACGCCCAGCGCATGTACAATTACTGGGTCAGCCAAGAGGCCGAGATGCTGGCTCTGGCGCCCAAGGCCCCGTTCATTGGCTATGGCGGCCAGTTCGAGGGCTACGAACAGCAATGGAAAACCGCCAACACGACCAACTGGCCGTATCTGGAGGTCAATCCTGACGTCACAGACGGTCAGGGATCGTCTCTGCCGCTCCCGCAGCGCGCAGCCCCGCCGCTCGCCCAGACGGGCCTGATACAGGCAAAAATGGGTGCTGGCGAGGACATCAAGGCGACCACCGGCCAGTACGACGCCAGTCTGGGCCAGCAGGGCAACGAACGCTCTGGCAAGGCCATCATGGCGCGCGAGCGCCAAGGCGACACGGGCACCTACCACTATGTGGACAACCTCGCCCGCGCCGTCCGGTACGTCGCCCGGCAGCTTGTGGACATGATCCCCAAGATCTACGACACCCAGCGCGTGGCCCGCATCATCGGCCTCGACGGTGACGTGGACATGGTCAAGATCAACCCCTCCCAGCCCGAGGCGGTCAAGAAAATTACCGACGAGAACGGCATCGTGTTGGAGAAAATCTACAACCCGACCGTGGGCGTCTACGACGTGTGCGTCACCACCGGCCCTGGCTACATGACCAAGCGGCAGGAGGCCCTCGACGCCATGCAGATGCTGCTGCAGAGCAACCCGGAACTCTGGAGCGTGGCCGGCGATCTGTTCATCCGCAACATGGACTGGCCGGGCGCGCAGGAGATGGCGGCGCGGTTCGCCAAGATCATCGACCCCAAGGTCATGGCCGGCGACGACCAGTCTCCCGAGATGCAGCAGGCCAAGCAGCAGATGGAGGCGATGGCGCAGGAGATGGAGCAGATGCACGGTATGCTCCAGAACGCCAGCAAGTCCATCGAGGCGCAGGACGCACAGGTCAAGCAGTTCGAGGCCCAGGTCAAGGCCTACGACGCCGAGACCAAGCGTATCGCGCTCGTTCAGAACTCTCTGGGGCCAGAACAGATCCAGGACATCGTCATGGGCACCCTGCACGCTGCCATGGACACCGGCGACATCGTCGGCAACATGCAGGGGCGCGGCGGGATGCCGGGTCTGGAGGAACTGGAGACAGAAGACCAGATGATGCCCCCAGAGGGTGAGATGATGCCTCCAGAAGGCCAAATGATGCCCCCGCAAGGAGCCATGTAATGAAGTGCGCTGATTTTATCGGGCTGTTCTTCCTCGCGCGCGATGTCACGCACTCGGTCCACCTGAACACCCGCAGCTACGCCAAGCACAAGGCGCTGCAAGAGTTCTACGAGGGCATCATTGATCTGGCAGACGGGCTGGCCGAGGCGTATCAGGGCCGCCACGGGCTGCTGGGGCCAATTACGCTGCACTCGGCCAAGACCACGTCAAACGTCGTGGACTTCCTGCAGGGGCAGTTGGACGAGATCGAGGCGGCCCGGTACGACGTGATCCCCAAGACTGATACGCCGCTCCAGAATCTAATCGACGGTATCGTCGAACTGTACCTGTCCACCCTCTACAAACTCCGCTTCCTGTCGTAGGCTCTGAGATGACCCTAACCGTTCTACCTACTGGGTATGTCTCAGACGAGTTTGAGTACCCGTACGAAGGCTTTGTCTTTCGGGACGCGCTGGTGATGACCGAGAGCGAGTACGCGGCCCTCACCGCCACCGAGATCAAAGACATGAAGTTGCGCCGCTTTGCCGATTGGGTGGCCGTTGTGTCCACGCCGCCGGACCAGGAGACGATAGATGGCTGATCGGTACTGGGTAGGCGGCACGGCGGCTTGGGACACGACCAGCACGGCCGTCTGGTCAGCCACGTCTGGCGGCCCGTCAGGTGCGTCTGTGCCTACGGCAGCGGACAACGTCATCTTCGACTCTGCCACGGTCTATACCGTGACGCTGACGGGTGCGCTTACCTGTCTCAGCTTTACCGTGTCAGCCGGCACCGTGACGTTCACGTCCACCGGCACCCTGACGGTGTCGGGCAGTTTCCTGATAATCGCTGGCACGGTCTGGAGCGCCACGGGCCTCATCACCTTCAACTCGACGACAACCGGCAACACGATCACGACCAACAGCGTGTCGATGGCGGCAGGCATTGTCTTCAACGGCGTCGGCGGGGCTTGGACCTTTGGGTCTGCGTTTACATCGTCCAACACGACCCCGTTCAATCTGCTGAACGGCGATGTCTTAACCGGCAACTTCAATCTGACGTTCTCAGGCGCCACCAACGGCCTGTTAAGCAACGCGGGCGCCGGCACGCGCAGTCTGGCGCTTGGCAGCAGCACGGTGACGGTATCTGGAAACGCCCCGGTAAATTTTAGTTCATCTCTGACGCTTGACGCGGGCACGTCAACCATAATCAGCACGCCCGCAAACCCAACATTTACTGGCGGCGGAAAAACTTTTTACAATGTATCATTCACATACACTGGCGCAACAGGGTCTACAAAAACAATAACGGGCGCAAATACATTCAACAATCTCACTATAGCCAGTCCAACCACTGTTCGTATGTACGCCGTAGCTTTGGCGGGCAATCAGACTGTTGTCGGTACACTTACGCTTGGCACCTCCGCGTCAGCAACGTCTCGCACGTTGGTCCGCAGCAACGGGCCTGGGACTACCCGCACAATCACTGCGTCTGCGGTGGCTACGCTGTCAGATGTAGATTTCAGAGATATCACGGCGGCCGGCGCATCCGCACCTTGGTCGGGCACGCGATTGGGCAATTCCCAAGGAAACAGCGGTATCACGTTTGACGCCGGCGTCACCAAGTACTGGAACCTCGCCGCAGGCGGCAACTGGTCGGCTACGGCATGGGCGCTTACGTCTGGCGGCGTGCCAGCGGTAGCCAACTTCCCGTTGGCGCAGGACACCGCGATCATAGACAACATCGGGCTTATTGTAGGAAACAACATAACTGTAGAAGACATATGGCAGATTGGTAACCTTGATGCGTCTGGCCGCACTTTGGGGGCGATACTTACTCTGAACAGTGGTAATCTTTATAAAGATTTCACGCTCAGTACTGCCATAACGCTGGCCGGCACGGGTACGTTTTCTGTATTTGGTCGTGGCACTCAGGTGATAACGCTGGCAGGCAGAACGATAACCAACGTATGGACGCTGGTGTCGGCCAACGGCACAATACGTTTTGCCGACGCGGTAACCTCGACCAACACCATCAACTTTCGCCAAGGGACCATCCAGTTCTTGGCAGGGTCCACCAACACCGCGACGACGTTCTCCATAGCCGGCGGCGCAGCAACGCCTGTCTATTTGACCAGTTCGACGCCCGGCACGCAGTTCACGCTGTCGCAGACCACCGGCACGGTAAACGCCGCGTTCACGACGATCAGCGACAGCAACGCCACGGGCGGCGCGACTTGGCAGGGCCTGTCGGCCAACAACGCTATCGACGCGGGCAACAACACGGGCTGGGTTTTCGACATACCGTTTGGCAGTATTGTGTTTCAGCAGCCTGTCCGGCTGCGTTCGTTCACCGAGAGAGGAAGGGACTGATGTCCGTCAATCTTAAAGCAGTCACCGTCTGCTTTGGCTACCAGCAGATCACGTCCCTGTCGTCTGCTACCAAGCTGACCGTGCCGCAGATCACGCCAAACGGCTCGAACATGAAGCCGGTCTTTGCCATCATTACGCCGGAAGGACAGGCCGTCCGCTGGCGCGACGACAGGACCGCACCGACAGCGTCTGTGGGTATGCCTCTTGCGGTTGGCGTCAGCCTTCAGTATGACGGCAATCTGCAGGATATTACGTTCATTGAACAGGTGGCTGGTGCAAAACTGAACATCAGCTACTATTCTTAACGCACAAACCGACAGGCCGGACAGCCTGGGGAGTTAAAGATGGACGAGAACTCCAATGACGTGGTCGATACCGCGTCGGTTCAGGAAGCCACGGCGGCGCCTGAGCCTGTAGTTACGCCGGACGAGCAGGAAGGTGGCAAGTCCTTTACTCAGGAAGAGTTGGACGCGATTGTCACCAAGCGGCTCGCACGCGAGCAGCGTAAATGGGAACGAGAGCAGTCGCGGAGGGCCGTTGAAGCACAAACGTCCGCTCCTCCTGCACCGCTTCCGCCGGTAGACAGTTTCGCTGATGCACAGAGTTATGCCGAGGCTTTGGCAGAACAGAAGGCACAGGAACTGCTCGCCCGTCGAGATGCGGCGCAGCAGCAAACGGCTGTTCTGGAGGCATATCAGGACCGTGAGGAAGAGGCGAGGAACAAGTACGACGACTTTGAACAGGTCGCGTACAACCCCAACCTCCGCGTCACGGACGCTATGGCCCAGACGATCCAGGCCTCTGACATTGGCCCCGAGGTGATCTATTACCTCGGCACCAACCCGAAAGAGTCTGATCGTATCGCCCGTCTGCCTGTTCTGCTTCAGGCTAAGGAAATCGGCAAGATCGAGGCGAAACTCGCCGCGAACCCGCCGGTCAAACGCACATCCACCGCCCCGGCGCCGATTGCTCCGGTGAATGCCAGGACTTCAGGGTCCAACTCGTACGACACCACAGACCCACGCTCTATCAAGACGATGAGCACGTCGGAGTGGATCGAGGCCGAGAGGCAGCGCCAGATCAGGAAGTACGAGGCAGCTAACCGCCGCTGATTGCCCTCTAGGAGGCATCCATGTCTAATTCGCTTCTTACTATCGATATGATCACCAGGAAGGCTCTGGAGATCTTCGAGAACAACCTGGTGCTGACCCGCAACGTCAACCGCCAGTACGACAACAGCTTCGCCGTCGAAGGCGCCAAGATCGGCTCGACCCTCCGCATCCGCCTGCCCGACCGCGCGCTGGTGACTGACGGTGCTGCCCTTCAGGTGCAGGACGACAACGAGCAGTTCACGACCCTGACCGTGTCCAGCCAGAAGCACATCGGCGTCAATTTCACGTCGGCAGAACTGACGATGCAGTTGGACGACTTCGCAGAGCGCGTGCTGAAGCCTCGTATCTCGCAGCTTGCCAGCAGCGTCGATAACGATGTGGCAAACGCCTACAAGGGCATCTACGGCTCTGTTGGCACGCCCGGCACGACCCCCAGCACCTCGCTCGTCCTGCTTCAGGCCCAGCAGAAGCTGAACGAATACGCCGTCCCCATGGACCCGCGCTATGCCACCGTCAACCCGGCCGCCAACGCCGGTCTGGTCGAGGGCATGAAGGGTCTATTCAACCCGACCGACACCATCAGCCGCCAGTTCAAGCAGGGCCTGATGGGCCAGGGCGTGCTGGGCTACAACGAGATTGCGATGTCGCAGTCCATCGTGAACCACACGACCGGCACCCGGTCCACGTCGGACACGATCCTCGTCAACGGCGCGATCAGCACGCAGGGTGCGTCCACCATCGCTCTTGATGGCGGCACCGGTGCGGCCACGATCAAGCAGGGTGACGTGTTCACCATTGCCAACGTGTACGCCGTCAACCCGCAGACCCGTCAGTCCACGGGTTCGCTCCAGCAGTTCGTTGCCACGGCTGACGCCACGGCATCGTCTGGCGCTTGGGCGACTGTGTCGATCTCCCCGGCGATCTACACCCCGACCAACGCTCTGGCGACCGTGGATTCGTTCCCGGCCGACAACGCGGCGGTGACGTTCCTCGGCTCTGCTTCGACCCAGTACCCGCAGAACCTCGTCTACCAGAAGGACGCTATCGCGTTCGCCACGGCCGACCTTCTGCTCCCGCAGGGCGTGGACATGGCCTCGCGTCAGGTCCACAACGGCATCAGCCTCCGCATTGTGCGTCAGTACGACATCAACAATGACCGGATGCCCTGCCGTATCGACGTGCTCTACGGCTACAGCGTGATCCGCGCTCCCGCCGCAGTCCGTATGTGGGGCTAATTCTAGCTTAGGAAAGGTACTACCATGGCTATTCCCTCTGTAGGCGGCGGTTACCAGGTCGGTGACGGCAACCTGAACGAAGTGACGCTTGGCGATCAGGGCACTGTTGCCACCGCCACCGCCACTGCCACTCTGACTGTCGCGCAGATCATTGCCGGCATTCTCTCAGCCAACCCCGGCACGTCTGCCGCCAGCTACACGCTGCCGACCGGCACGCTGATCGACGCCACGTTGACCAACGCCAAGGTCGGCAGCACGTTTGATCTGGCGATTGTCAACTTGGGCACGTCTTCGGGCGCGATCACCCTTGTCGCCGGTACGGGCATCACGCTCGCTGGCTCGGCCACGATTGCGGTCAGCACGTCGGCCCAGATCCGCCTCGTCCGTACGGGCGATGCGACTTGGACCTCGTACCGCATCGCTTGATATGGCTGGGGGCGGCGAGAGCCGCCCCCACTCATCTGGAGAACAACATGCCTATCTACCTTCGCCATCCCACGCACGGCACCAAGGTCGCCAGCATCGAGATGGAAGCTGAATACGACGAGCGCAACGGCTGGGAGCGGTACGAGCCGTACGATGAAAATGCCGCTGTCGAAGACCCGGCAGAAAATGCTATCGTGAAGACGCGCAAACGCCGCACCACCACCGAGGTCTGACATGGCAACTGCCGGCGACATCATCAACGGCTCCCTGCGGCTGCTGGGCGTGCTGGCAGAGGATGAGACGCCGTCAGCGTCCACGTCTCAAGACGCGCTGTTCGCGATGAACCAGATGATCGACTCTTGGGGCACCGAGAAGCTGGCGACGTTCACCACGCAAGAACAGATCTTCCTGTGGCCGCCGGGCGCCCTTAGCCGCACCCTCGGCCCGACCGGCGACTTCGTGGGCGACCGGCCTGTTCTGATGGACGATGCCACCTATTTCATCGACCCGGCCAACGGCATCTCGTTCGGCATCAAGATCATCAACCAGCAGCAGTACGATGGCATTGCGGTCAAGACGGTGACCAGCACCTATCCCCAGGTGATGTGGATCAACACCAACTTTCCCAACATCGACATGCACATCTACCCGGTGCCGACCAAGGTGCTGGAATGGCATTTCATCTCGGCGGCGCAGTTGGACCAGCCGGCTACGCTCGCCACTGACATTCTCTTTCCGCCGGGCTATCTGAGGGCGTTCCGCTACAATCTGGCGTGCGAGTTTGCGCCTGAGTTTGGCGTCGAGCCGTCGCTTCAGGTCAAGCGGATTGCCATGGCGTCTAAGCGGGATCTGAAGCGCATCAACAACCCTGGCGACATCATGGGCTTGCCGTACAGCATCGTGGGCACCCGTCAGCGGTTCAACATCTTCGCTGGGAATTACTGATGGCAAACGTAAAGATCTCGGCCCTTCCGGTAGCCCCGTCAGCGCAGACGACCGATCTGCTGCCCATCGTGCAAGGCGGCACGACCAAGCGGCTGACCAACGCGCTGCTGTTCACCAGCCCCACGCTGGTGACGCCGCTGCTTGGCACGCCGACCTCCGGCGTGCTGACCAACTGCACTGGCCTGCCGATTTCGACCGGCGTGTCGGGCCTTGGGACTGGCGCGGCCACATTCTTGGCGATCCCGTCGTCGGCCAACCTTCGCACCATGCTGACCGACGAGACGGGCACAGGCGTGGCGGTGTTCGCCAACGCGCCGGTCTTCAGCGGCATGTTCCGCATCCCGGCAGTTCAGGTGGCAGCAGCGGGCGCCACGCAGGCCACTGCTACGGCGATCACGACCGGGCTTACGTTTGTTGTTGGCGGCGCGGCGGCAACCGGCGTTATTTTGCCGTCCGCTACCACGTTGGGCAACGGCGCTATCTGTCTTGTGTACAACTTCAACGCCACGGCCATAAATGTGTACCCAGAAGTGGGCGGCGTCATAAACAAGTTGGCTGGTAACGCCCCCCTGTCACTGCCGGCAAACACCTCCAATATGCTGATCTCGATAAACGGGCGCTGGATTGGCTTCCCCGTCGTGCCGTCATGAAGACACCGATCCTCGGCTCCTCCTACGTCACCCGCAGCGTCAACGCTGCGGACAACCGCATGGTCAATCTCTTTCCCGAGATTGTGCCAGAGGGCGGCAAAGAACCGGCGTTCCTCAACAGGGCGCCGGGGCTTCGTTTCCTGCTGTCGGTCGACACCGGGCCGATCCGAGGGCTGTGGCAACTGGGCGGCTACATGTTCGCCGTTTCGGCCAACCAGTTGTACCGGATCGACGCCTCGTTCACCGCGACCCCGGTGGGGTTCATCACGGGCACCGGCCCGGTGTGCATGGCGGACAACGGCACGCAGATCTTCATCGCGTGCAACGGCCCCAGCTACATCTACGACGTCAGCACGCTGACGCTGGTCCAGATCACCGATCCCGACTTCCCCGGCGCGGTAGCGGTCGGGTATCTCGACGGGTATTTCGTGTTCAACGAACCCAACAGCCAGAAGGTCTGGGTGACCGCGCTGCTTGACGGCACCAGCATAGACGCGCTGGCCTTCGCCAGTGCTGAAGGGTCGCCTGACGGGCTGGTGTCGCTGATCGTGGACCACCGCGAAGCCTGGCTGTTCGGCACCAACTCGGTAGAGGTCTGGTACGACGCCGGCGAGATCGGATTCCCGTTGGCCCGCATCCAAGGGGCGCTCAACGAAATCGGCTGCATCGCGCCGTACTCGGTTGCCAAGCTGGACAACGGCGTCTTCTGGCTGGGCGCCGACGCGCGCGGCAAGGGCATCGTCTACCGCTCCAACGGCTACACCGGCGTTCGCATCTCGACCCACGCTGTCGAGTGGCAGATCCAGTCCTACGACACGCTGAATGACGCCACGGCGTACACCTACCAGCAGGACGGCCACGCCTTCTACGTCCTCAACTTTCCTACGGGGCGCACGACGTGGGTCTACGACGTCTCCACTCAGGCGTGGCACGAGCGCGCCTACTGGGACAACGGCGAGTTTACGCGGCATCTGGCCGACAATCAGGTGTTCTTCAACAACACCACGGTGGTGGGCAGTTGGCTGACGGGCGACATCTACGCGCTGGATCTGGAGTACTACGCCGACAACGAGACGGTGCAACGCTGGCTGCGGTCTTGGCGCGCCCTTGGCCCCGCGCAGAACAATCTAAGACGCACCCGGCACGACGCGCTGCAACTCGACTGCGAGGTCGGTGTGGGGCTGTCGGGGCTGGACATTGACACGATCTACCTTGCTACCGAGGCGGATGATCTCCTTATCACCGAAGACGACGACTTCCTGATCACAAAGCAGGGCGTGAGCGTGGGCGAGGTTCCGCAGGCTATGCTGCGTTGGTCGGACGACGGCGGCCATACCTGGAGCAACAGCCATTGGCGCAACATGGGCCGGATTGGCGCAACAGCCACCCGCGTTCTTTGGCGCCGTCTGGGCATGACCCAGAAGAGCCGCGACCGCGTTTACGAGGTGTCGGGCACCGATCCGGTGAAGATTGCCATCATGGCGGCTGAACTCGCGATTACTCCGACCAATGCCTGATATCTCAAATATCCCGGCGGCCCGCGTCCCTGTGGTGGACGCCAAGGGCATCATGACCCGGCAGTGGTACAGGTATCTGTTCAACCTGTTCAACCTGACGGGCGCTGGCGGCACCGCGTTCAGCAACGCGGACGCGCTGCTGTCCCCCGACGCGCAGCCCAGTAACCCGATTGTGGTGTCGTACAGCCCGTCGTACCCTATGGGGTACGGCAACGGCGCGGGCGGCGCCGCCACGCAGGACACGTCACGCACAACGGGCGTCACGCTCGACGCTGCCTGCGGTCAGATCACGCTGTTCTCGACCACCACAGCAGCCGGCACCTTCGCCAGCTTCACCGTGACAAACGCTGCGGTGACGGCCACAAGCGTGATCATCGCAAACATCTCGTCTGGCGCAACGGCCAACAGTTACGGGCTTTCGGTCACCGCAGTCGCGAACGGGTCGTTCCGCGTCCAGATCCACAACATCGCAGCAGTAGGCGTGGCCGAGGCTCCGGTGATAAACTTTGCCGTACTGAGCGCCGTCGCTGTCTAACCGGAGGTTCCTATGAGCATTACCCTTTCACCTCTGGCGGGCGCGGGCTGGCAGTTCTTCGACGACAACGGCGTCCCCTTGGCCGGTGGCAAGATCTACACCTACCTGTCGGGCACCTCGACGCCTGCCACCACCTACACGTCCAGTTCGGGCGCTACGCCCAACACCAACCCCATCATCTTGGACGCAGCCGGCCGGGTGGCTGAAGAGGTCTGGCTGACCGACGACGTGCAGTACCGGCTGGTGCTGCAGACCGCAGCGTCGGTGCAGATCTGGCTCAAGGATGGCATCAGCGGCTTCCTGAGCAGCACGGGGCGGCCCATCATTGTGCCCTCGTTTGCTACGCCCGCACAGACCGCAGCCGGCTCGCTGGTCTGGGACACGACAAACCAGGTTCTGACCAGCGGCAACGGCTCTGGCCGCGTCACGTTCGTTGACACCGCCACGGCCCAGACGCTCACCAACAAGCGCGTCACGCCGCGTGTGGGCACTGTTGCGTCGGGGGCCACCATCACGCCGACAGCCGGTCTGTCGGACATGTACACGGTCACCGCGCTGGCCGTGCCGGCCACCATTGCGGCGCCCAGCGGCACGCCAACTGACGGGCAGCGGCTCCTGCTCCGCATCAAGGACAACGGCACGGCGCGGGCGCTGACGTGGAACGCCACCTATCGAGTGATTGGCGTCACGCTGCCGACCACGACCACGGCCAGCAAGACCATCTATGTGGGCTGCATCTACAACAGCGCCGACGGTTTCTGGGACGTCGTCGCCGAGACGGAGCAGGCGTAATGGCTATCACCTCCGCGCTTGTGGACGCCAACACGCTTATCGTGGTCAACGTCATCGTGGCAGACCCAGCGGTAGACCCGGCACCGCCGGGCTATCTCCTGATCGGGCTGCAGCCTGGGCAGGAGTGCCAAGCCGGCTATGTCTATGACCCAGCCACCGGCACCCTATCGCCACCGGAGCCGATCTAATGGCCCTGACAACCATCACCCTCACGACGGGCACGACCTGGACGGTGCCCAGCGACTGGGACTCGGCCAGCAACTCTGTTGAGTGCGTTGGCGCTGGCGGCGGCGGCGGTAACAGCAGCGGCGGTGGGGCTGGCGGCGGGGCGTACGCCAAGGCCACCAACATCACGCTGACGGCCGGCGCGTCTGTCGTCATTGCCATCGGCGCGGCAGGCGTCGGCAGCACCACGGGCGGCGTGGCGGGCACTGACGGCGGCGACACCTATTTCAACGGCGCCACTCTTGCGACAGCCAGCGTCGGCGCCAAGGGCGGCACTGGAGGCACGACCACATCGAGTGGCACAGGTGGCGCGGCCACGGCGTCCGTAGGCACCACGGTCTACTCTGGCGGCGACGGCGGCGCATACAGCGTGACCACCAACGGCGGCAGCGGCGGGGGCGGCGCAGCGGGTAAATACGGCGCCGGCGGCAACGGCGGCGCTGGGCGCACGGCAGGCAATCCCTACACGGGCGGCGGCGGTGGTGGGGCCAGCCATGGCGGTGACGGCGCGCAGGGCGCCAGCAACTCGACCGGCGGCGTCGGCGGCACCAACTACGCAGGCACCGGCGCCGGTGCGGCGGGCAC